AGGTATTGAAAGAAGTTTCTTCCCATTTCTAATTCTTCTGAAATCTTGGGTCTCCGAATCTCCTTAGAGAAACGAGATACATCGTAACAATCCAAGATATCACCATTAAGAATAATTGTATCTACTTCATGAGACACCCCATATTCCAAAGCAGCAGCAAGTGCATCTTCGTCATGGAAGGGCAAGTGGATATCAGAAAGAATCAGATACTTTCCCTTACCTAAATTCACAGGCTCCATGTTTTCAGCCTTAGATACGATGTTCAGTTTTGCTAATCCCTCTTTTACAGTTGAGTGTTGTATTTCAGTGACATGCCCGGCAGAAATTACATTTTTTAGGTGGTCTTTTCCGCTGGCTCCTTTATAATATCGAATTGTTGAGCGTGCCATTTCAACGTCAGCAAATAATCCTTCCTCTCGTGTAAAAATCATACTTGCCAATGTTCTGTTTGGCAAGTCAGGAAATTGTGCGATATAGCTCAATACTATATCTTGCTTTGTGCTTTTCATTTCTTTATGAATATGGTTGCAATGATACCAATTAAAAACGAAATAACCAAGTACCACCAATTGATGATTTCTTTGGTGTGAATTCTTCCTGGAACCTTTACCTCGTAAGGTATTGTATCTCTGTAAGTTATGGTATCGGGCTTAACTGTTACTCCGAAGAAATCACCTCTCCTTTCGATGATCAATTTTTCGGTCTCAATAATAGTATCGTGTTCAATTATAAATGAATCTTTATACTCAGGCACCGGTACTTTAACTTCTCTGATGATTGTATCCTTTACGATTACCGTATCGGTTTCGACTAAATACGGATATTTGCGTATCAAACGGTCATATCTTTTCTTCGGAGTGCCACACGAAATTACCGTAATGCACATTGCGATAAATATTGTTCTTTTCATAGTGCAAATATAAGGTTTATACTTACATATCTACTATAAACAAAAACCCACACTACTGTCAAATAATGTGGGTCTTCTCGGATAATTACCGAATTGTGTCCAGTAAATTTACATAAAAACTGGACTTACGACACCTCGCATCCCGCACCACCACAAGCGGCTTGGTCATTGAGCTTTGTGTTGTCGCTAATTTCTACAATATTTGCGACATTAAGTTCAGATAGTCCCTTGCTTAATGTTGTGTATTGTTCCTCAGTAATCGTCTCAAATGGAGTCTGTTGGTATGAACCCAAATCTTCAGGAAGAAAAGACAGACCGTTGTAGAAGTTTTGATTATCCCACAACCACTCGCCTACTTCTGCCCACTCATCTTGCTTGATGGTTACAGTTGCACTTACGTTGTGTGTATTGTTTCCTTTCTTGTGTCCTGGATTAATCCAATTCTCGTGTAAGTACTTCACCCTTTCCAAAAATGACAGGGCGGTCTCAGACTCTCTTGTAATTGCTCCCTTTGGTGCAGCCACAGGAATAGAGATAACCGATTGAGATTGAGGCTTCATAACATCGTCCTCAATAAGTTCAGGATGGTGAAGAGAAAGGTATGTGTATATCGCCTCGTTTTTACCTACACGTATTCTACGAATGTAATACTCATCATGCCAAGCATGTACACCCGATGATGTACCGAGTACCAAAGAAGAAGTTCCCGATGGTTTCACGCAAGTAATACGAGCGGCAGAGTTGATTCCAATCTTATTGGCGAACCACTCGTTTGCTACAGCAGCAAATCCTGCGGCCTCACCCAAATCTAATTTCATAACTGCCCCACTAGCAATACCTGTCATACCAATTCCAAGTAACGCTTCTTTCTCAGTAGTCTTTTGCCAAACTGAACGCAAGTAATGAAAATCAGTGTATGATGCCTGAAGAGTACCAATGACAGCAGCGTGATGAACACGAGTATTCAAATCATCTTGATCAACAATGTCAGAGGCGTTTACTTCCACCAAGTTACAAAACTGAAACGGTTGAAGTGCAATCTCACAACAAGGGTTAGTTCCCATATTTACATCGTTAGAAAAGTAAAACCCAGGCTCACCACTATTACTCAACTCAACCTTTTTCCAAAGATTTAAGAAAGACTCCTTATCAACTACTCCATTTCTCTCAATGACTGCGCTGTTGTTAGCACGACCACGCTGAGGATTCAACTCCCACCAATTACCAAACTTGCAGGTCAACATATCCTCATCATTATAATCAAACAAGGCAATCATTGCAGATCTACGAATACCACCGCTCAATACAGCATCAGCAATGTGACAAAGGATATCGTGACAATCAACCGATGTCAATCTTTCTCCGTCTTGCTTGCGGTCAAATATAGCCTCAATGTGAACTAAGCACATCTTCAACGGCTCAGGACCAGGAGCGATTCCTCCACCTGTTTTAATTGGTTCTCCCTTTGCGCGGATAGAACGGTAATCAAAGTTAGGCTTCCAACCACTCTGTCCAAAGTAAGCCTTAACCAATACTTTTACTGCATCTGCCCAACCCTCAAGAGAATCGCCCACCAAATATCTACGGGTCTTTTCTGCTCTTTTGACTGCGGGAAGTTTGTCAATGTCGTGCTTTTGTACTGAGTACCCAACTCCTGTTCCACTCAATAGTAGGAACATCGTTTCGTTGAACGCTCTGTAATCGTCTATTGGCAAATAAGAACAGTTGAATAGTCTTGTGTTATTTAATTCGATTGGCTTTCCACCAAATTGAAGTGACCGCATAGAAGGAAGTATCTTTTTATCGTAAACATACTGATATGCCCTTTCAATTGTTTCCGTGTGTTCGGGAAACTTGCGCAAGTGCATTTCTTTGTTTCTGTCCACGAGCTCTTTCCAAGTCTCTCTTCTTTGTTTTTCTGGATTGTACTTGGCATATTTCATCCAAACTGTAATGTCCGATAATATTTTATGTTCCGTATTCATAAGTTAATAATTAAAAAAGTGTTAAAAAAGTGTTAGTTGTTGTGGTTCAATTTCATCAATAATCTTTTTGCATTCGATACCGAAGAAATGATAATCTATTTGGTAATCTTCCCAGTTTTCTTTCTCTTCGAAGTAGTTACACTCTCGTGCAAATCCTCCTGCCAAAAGGCTATTGAGTCGTCCGTCAACATTTTGTTTGAACACGGAATCACCCGTTGTAGTCGGAAGAAACCGCATAACTTTGCCAAGATTCTTGATAACCTTTTTGCCTTCCTCAACCGTGTGGACTTCTGCGTGCCAACCCCTAGTCGCCTTATATCTTCCGAAAAAATCATAAATGTTACGTGCATCAAAGATAGTATTTTTTATTGGAATTTTAGATACGAAATACTTCTCTAACGCCTTTGGTACAATCAGGTAAGAGTTGTCTTTATGCCAGTCTTTTTCTGTTTCAAAGATGCCTTTTTTCTTGACCTTGCCTTCAACTGACTCGGCTAAATAGTTATTAACATCTCGTATGACCATTTGTTTATACTTGCTGTCTTCAAGAATCAACCCCGTGAGTTTCATGAATCGCTGATTTATCTCCTCGATTCTTGCGATGCTGTTCTTGTGTACTCTTACTGTGAGACCATCTGTATTGATCTGTAACAGTTGAACATTCTTTACGTTTGTCATGTATGCCTCAGCCAACATTGTAAGTAAGAGTTGTCCGTTAACTGTAATCCGATAGAAATAATACCTATCAAAGAAAGCACTTGTTGATTCTCCTGTCTTTCCAAAGATTCCATTCAGTGCAAGTTTTAATCCTGCTTGAACAACATCATCTCCCGCTTTCTGCGCCTCTACTCGGTCATCGAATATTCTTTTGTAAGTATCAATGAATACTTCTTGAGGAATATGTTTGGGGTGAAAGTTATTTGTGATGGCGATGTTTGGGTAGTAAGACTTTACGTCAAAGTCAATAATTTCATACTCATCATCGGCTTCGTATTTACCCGCAGGAATACATCCGTGAATGCCGCCTACTCCGTAGTGAAAGTGAAAGCCCTTGAATATTACCGTGTGTTTGAACTTTGTATCCTCGGTTACTACGGTTCTCTTAATTGAATCTAATAGGTATTTGAATTCTTTATTCTGAAACTTGATGTAAGGAATAACACAATCTTCTAAGTAAACAGCCTTGTCATAGCGAACTTTTTCTTTCAAGTCTTTCTTATCTAATCCACTGGCTGCCTTGATGTATCGTAGGAAGATTTCTTCTCCTATTGAAACATCGGGTCTGTTCAAGAAGTTAGCTTTGTACATCTTTGAGAATGCACGACGAAACTCTATCTTCTCACTACAAAGGAAGTAGAACTTACGAGTAGAAAGAACATCGTTTAAGTTGTAAGACAAAACAGATTCAACTTGGTCTTCGGTAATCTCCTGCTCGTGGCTGATGGGCATCTCTTGTACGTTGTACCAACCCATAGCAACCTGTAAGGACTTGAGCGAGGTACGTCTAGCCTTGTTGTTGTAGTGATTAATTAAGTAAAGGTCGAGTTGATTCTTCATCTTAGTTCGTGGCTTCTCGTTATCTTCCTTTGTGATAAACTGTTGCACGAATATGTAAATCGAATATGCTACATTGTGACCCGGCATGTCCTTGTATCTGTCAAGGTTGTCAACGATGTGGTCCAACACAACAGCATCAAATCCTACGTTATTAAAGCCAACCATTGTCATTGGCTGATCGAGATACTCAACCAACTTTTCTGCATCGTTATTCCAAGGCGAAATTGTGAATACGACTGGGGTCTCAGAATCCTCTTCTATATCCGTATAGGAGAAGAAGTTCCTCATTGTTTCAATATCATAGATTACTGTTCTCATCGAATGTTAAATAGCTTTGTGAATAAAGGATATCAAGTAGTCGTTCAAATCTACCATCTTCCGAATAGCGTCCTGTTAATTTATCAAAATTGTATTCTACTGAACCAAGTTGTCCCCTGAAGTGATACTTCATCTTCTGTACATGTAACGACACAGTGTGGTCTTGTGCTTGGTCTGTGTAATCTCTATGTATTGCAATACCCACATCAGGAGCATTGAAGAAGTGAGAACTCTGTGCAATATCATACAGCCTCGGTACAGCATACTGACCGTTGCTCTTCTCCATCTTGCGAGGGTGAGCAGCCAGTGTGATGTTGATGTTGTATTTGAGTGCTGTCTTTTTCATCTTACGAAGCATCTCACCGATTCTTTCGTGGGCACTCTCTTCTTTGCTTTGAGTGTCGATGTAGTTGAACGGGTCAATACACAAACAATCAATCCCGTATCGCTTAATCATCGTAACGGTCAAGTCTAATATGTGATTGAGGCTAAACTCTTCCATCTCTTCTACGTTAAAGAAGAAGAAGTGCTTGTCCAACTTAGCCATGATAACCTTAATCTCTTCGGGTGTCATAGTTGACAACGCTTTACCTGAGATTTGTTCAGCCATACGAGAAAGTTTGAGAGGTGCTACGTTCTCAGGTGAGAAGATTGCAAACTTCCAATCAGATATAATCGCAAGACGTGCGTACATGTAGTCCAACCAAGTGCTCTTACCTGAACCTGGAACGCCCGTAAGTACTACGAGTTCACCCTTGTTCCAAGTCAAGTGCTTGTCTGTCTGAGTCATAGCGACAGTTTCACCTCTTGGGTAGCCGCTCTTTGAGAAGTCAACAACTTGCTGAATATAATCAGACGAGCGTGCTATCTCCTTAATTGGGATGGGTTGGGCCTCAGAATATAACTTCTTAATGGCTTCTACTCCATGTGCCTTGAGTACATCATTGGCATCCTTAGCATCTTCAGGGAACTGAATTATAAAAACATTTGATTGATCAAATCGTCTCGCAAGGTCTTCCTTGAGTTTTTGTCCCGGAGTA